TTGAAATATTGCATCAGATAAACGAAGTACATATTCAAGCAAGCATTGACGGCATACATGAAATGTATGATTGGATACGTGGAGGTAACTTTAAGAAGACAGTAAACAACATTAAGAGATACCACGAACACTCTGGACGTAAGGTAGTTATTGTATCAACAGTATCTGTATATAATTGGATGCACCTTCCAGAACTTATCGACTATTGGAAAACTATTGAGGGCGTGGATAGAATTAGCATGGCTAACCTTGTTACATTCCCTAAATATTGTAGTCCATGTTACCTAGACGAACACCACATAGAAGAAGGCAGAAACAAACTATTTGATTACTTAAAAGATTGGGATAAAAAGTCAGACACTTATTATACGACAGACAACCTACATTTATCAGGCATGAATAATGTATTGAGTGTGGTACAAGGTGATGATGATATTAAACTAATACAAAAACGAATGATACAATGGATCGACTTTTGTTTAGTCGCTCGTGAAAACAATGAAGATATATATGAGTTAGCACCATACTTAGAGGATTACAGATGAGTTGGGATTTTTTTCAATCCAATAGAACAATACCATCTCAACATAAGATGGTTTCTTGTTATGCTCCATTTAATCATATGCGAATCCGTAGAAACGGAGAAATGCACCCATGCTGTTTTTCAACACAAAAAACACGTTGGAAAAAAGATGAAGTTAGCCTAAAAGATTATTGGTTTGGAGAGTTAAACCAATCATATCAAGAAGCATTATTAGAAAATACTCTACACGACGGTTGCCAAAAAGTATGCGGTGCTAGAATAAATTCTAAAATAAAGCCGCCTATCAATGAATACGATCATAATGTTGGTGACGATAGACTTAAACACGCATTATCATTATCTTATCCTAGAATTTTTGAGTTCGAAATATCAAATCTTTGCAACATGGCTTGTCCAATGTGTATGGGTGAGTTAAGTTCAAAGCATATGTTAGGACGCGATAAAAACTTAAAAGTTTATGACCCAAACACATTTGACGATGATGAAAATTTACAATCGTTACTAGAAGAATTTAAAGAATTTGTTCCACACCTTGATGAAATAAGATTTGTTGGTGGAGAACCTTTTTCGCACAAAGCGTTATATAAACTATGTAGTATGATTGCTAAAATTAATCCTAGTATGCGTATTCAAGTGTGTACTAATGGAAGTGTGTTTAATAAAAAAGTTCTTAAAATATGTAATGAAAATAATTTAAAGTTAACCATATCTGTTGATACAGTTGTTCCAAAAGAATATAGCCAGATTAGAATTGGTGGTAATTATGAAGAGACTTATAATAATGTGAAGAGATTTGGCGAACGTTGCAAAGTTACAGTAAACGCGACTCTTATGTCTATAAACGCATTGAATATAGACAAGTTATTTGAATATGCTATGGAAAATGAATATGGTGTTTTCATAAACACTTATGATAGATCAGGCAGAAGTCATACTGAAGATTGGAGCATAAGTACAATGAAAATGGTTGACAGGCAAGCTTCAGTTGACAGGCTTACTGCTTTATTGGGTGATGAAAATTATAAGAGACACTATGAAGAAATTAGAAAGATTATTAATTTGTTATGAAACCAGATAATATAATATTCGTAAAGCATGGTGATAAGTATACTGCCGAACATGTCAATAGATTAAGAGATCAGCTTAGAGAATATTACCCTAAGGCTCAATACCTGTGTTATACAGAAGATCCGTCTGGCGTTGAAATCGAAAAAATTCCATGTTTTAAAAAACCAACACTCAGATTTTGGTGGAATAAACTTGCAATGTTTAGTGCAGACTTTCCTGTAGAAGGTAAGTGTTTATTTTTTGATTTAGATATGGATATTAAAGAAGATCCATCGACATTTTTAAAATGGGACGGATTAACAATACTTAAAGATTATTGGAAAGACGATTTGTACATGGCCGCGCATGCTTATGATGTTCACATAAATAGTTCTGTGATCACGTGGACTGCTGGAGAACAGACGCACATATGGGATCACTTCTTATCTAACAAAGATTACTTCATGCGTAAGTATAAAGGTATAGATAGATTTTTAGTCCACGAAGGATTAGAGTTTAATACCTTTGAGCATGGTTTAGTAAACAGTGTCGCTAATGAATTTAGGAATGCACCAATTGATATGTATAATGGAATGAAATATGAGCTACCTAGAAACAATCTATAAAAATGCATTAAACGAATGTGAAAATATTTACAGAGAATCACAGTACAATAAAGACGTAGATTTATATAGAAGCTACGACATTATGAACTCTGTCAACGAAACACAGTTGAAAAGCAAGCAATGGCTTGTTGACACCCTAGTACCTTTTCTTACAGACAAACAATTTAGATGGTGTCCACTGCAAGATATTATTATTCTTGGCGGGTGGTATGGCATGAATGGAATGTTGCTTCGCCAAAAGATCGACAACGATATTAATATATGGAACGTTGATACAGACCCACTATGTTTAAAATATTCATATGCACTACAGGCTGGCAACGATGATTACAAAAACAATCATTCAATTACTGATGATGCTTTAGACTATTTTTTTACTAGGTCCGATGCATATCAACTTATTATTAATACAAGCTGTGAGCATATGGAACCAGATGATATACGTTTAATCCTTGGTGCTAAGACACGAGAAACTGTGATTTGTTTTCAAAGCAATAATTACCATTCTATCCAAAGTCATATCAATACACACAATAGCCTAGATGAGTTTGTTGAGTCGCTAGACTTAGCTGGTGTTTTGTGGAAGGGTGAAATGCAAGTTAATGAGGAATGCACACGTTATATGGTGATAGGCGTATGAAGAGAGTTATTTTCACAACATATGACGATATAAAAAAAGAGAACGACCAGTGGGGAATGAATTATTACGCTACTGAGTCTATTAATGAATATTTTGATAGGTTAATCTCAAACAAAGAAGAGTATGCCAACAGTCTAATCAATGTTGAGTTTAAGTTTTATCACAATACGATGAAAGACTTTAATGTTGACACTGAACTAGAGTTTACAAAGGCTAATATATACAAACACCATATTATGGCAGAGTTAGCTGAAGAGTTTGACGAAGTTATGTATGTAGATATGGATGTTGTTTTCAATACGGAAAAGAACGTGTTTGATGAATTGGATTTGAGTAAAGGCATTCACATCCAAGTACAGACACACGAAGTTACAAGCAAGGACATTGAAGGTGTTATGTTTGAAAATATCGGAAACCGTTCTCCTACATTGAAATACCACATCACAAAAGATTTATTAAATGGTAAAGATAACCACGTAATGAATACTGGTATTATGATCGCCAAGTCTGAGCATATCAAGAAAATTAAATACATTGAAAGACTTCCTAGCATCATAAAAAGAATACAAGATATGCGAGTTTCTGGAGTAAGCAATGATGAATACAAATTTCTTAGAATGTATTACTACCCAAACAACGAAAGCATTTTTTCGTATATCATGGAAAGTACAGACATTCCTTATGAGATTATGGATGAGAGATGGCACAAGATCATCAAAGATACCCCGCAACCATTGGATTGGGATAACATTGAGATTGCGCATTTCATAGGTAAAAAGTTTAGCACGTTCTTCCAAGATAAGACAAAGTTAATATATTCTATTTACATTGAAATACCCGATGAACACTTAGATAATCCAAGAGGACCTAAAGACGATCCTGTAAACAAAAGCAAGCGAACTAAAGAAAGGCTGGCTGCATATAAAGATAAGCTGTACGACAACCATCTTGAATATGCACATGCTCAAAAGGCAACTTATATTCACTTTGGCAGAGATGATAGATACGAAAAGTTTCGTGCTAGGTTTCCCGATTTGTCAGAATATGATATAATCAATTTATATAAGGTATATCTTTTAGATTACATGACGCACTATTATGATTTAGTATTGTACGTGGACTTTGATGTTTGGTTTGATAAATTCGAAGTTAACACCTTTGATTGGTTAATGGGTGAGCATCTGCTTTGTTGTGATGCAGCTAACGCTGAAAATTCTGGCGTAAAACTTTGGGATGCATTATATCTTAAAAACTATGATAAAGACTTTAGGTCACCAGAAGCCAAGTATTGGAACTGCCATGCAATGTTATCTGAAGAAGATGTTGAGCCTGACAATTATGTTTTCAATACAGGTATTATGATGGCAAGTAAAAAGGTTATGGAACAGTTAGATTACTTTTCTGATATAGATGAAACCCTTGCTATGATGAAAGAACTAAAGGAAGACTCCATATATCCACCACAAGTGCAAGAATCATTTGGGTACGACAATGAAACAATCATGGCGTACAAAGTTAAAATGAATAATGTGTTTGTGCAAAGATTATCTCAGACGTGGCATCTTAAACATATGAGCGAAAAAATTCAAGCGTTTGATAAAAATACAAATGAATATGAAATTAGTAAACAAAAACTAAAAGCAGAAATGGCTGAACACAATACAGTAATGGTTCACATGATTTCTAAGAACTTTGGATTACTGGTCGAGTAAGTGGACTCCAAGGAGTATAATGTCCTTTTATACTATTCTTATAACTATCATCCTGCTTCATAAGATGTAATGTTAAACCAATCTTAGAACCCTCAAATTCGGTTGGCGCATGCAGCACTGATGTATCTTGTACGATTGCATGGCAATGTTCCCACGGAAATATATTTTCAATACTTAACCCATCGTATACAGATAAAGGAATATGTTTAGGCATGATTTCTTTCAACTTATGTACGTCTCTATTACCAACATCAATATTATCCACTCCATAATATGAGTAGTTCATATGCTTAATCACGTTATGGTAATTTGCAAAGGAAGCTATTTCCCTTCCCTTCATAAACATAGTTGCATGTCCACGATACCTTTGATGGAACGTTACATAAGTGCCGGGACCATTAATTTCTAGTGGTATAATAATATCTTTGTATGGTCTGTAACCATCTAAGTGCGTAACGGCGTCGGTATGTAAACCATATGGCTTTACAGCTTTAAACATTTGATCGCCAACACTCATAGGATCATCGCCAGCTATATCCGAATAGAATATTGTATCCTCACCAAACTCTTCATATATTTTTGGTCTGATAATATCTGATATTTCTTTGATAAGCATTGGATATACTATTCTATAAATATGTTCGTTAATTATTTCGCCATTTGTATTAAAGTGGTAATCCCATGCACATAGTAATTGTTCTCTTTCCGTGTCTGTTATGAAATCATGAATTACATAGGAAGGCTCGTTTTGATCTTTGAACATCTTAACGTTTGGGTTATGTATAATGTCCATAGTTCTGAGTTCATCATCAGAAAAAGGTCTATCAGTTCTGTATATATTCATTAGGTATTGCCTCTATTACTTCTTGCCAAGTTTCTCTCATTACAAATTTCATCTGCAGCCTTTCATACGGTACTGGGTCAACCCAATGTCTTATATCGCCATTGTTAATTGCCATTGCTTCGTAAGGTACGTTGCCTACACCTTCAATACCTATAACTGGCGTTTGATCCATTAAGTTTATTTGTATAGATGTAACATGATCTTCATCATAGTGTATAGGTATGTCGTTATTAGTTTCTAACCAATAAAACCTTGGTCTATTATCAAACTGTTGAATATTCAAAGCCTCTGCTACTTCATTTATATTAGGGTCCTCACCTTGTTGCGGATAAGTCTGCCACCATTTATCTACTTGGTCAAACTGTTTCCACTGATACCAGCGTCCGGTATTTCGCCATGCCTCTGCTACTTCTCTAAAGCGCGGTTTATCTATTTTAAAGTTAAGATGTAGTAAATTCATATTCAGATAATTCGTTAAAAATTTCTATTGCTTCATTAATTGGTTCTTGGAATGATATATTGATACTATACCTAGTATGTTCGTTATTAAATACAGCATGCCTAGATTGAGTATTCAACAACATTACACCACTAAACGTTTCATCCTCAAAAGAGCAGGGTGCATAATGGCCAGATAGCGGATAGCTTAGTGCAGCGTTTCGTTTACCATCAACATGCCAATCCATAACGTCGTGTGGTTCTAACTTTATGAGTGCAACATTACGATTTGCAAATTTTAATCCTGTTTGATAATAATACATTCCCATACGATTACCTGATACTGTGGATTGATATGGTGTCCACTCTTTAACACTTTCAGCCATGTTTAAAAAATCGTTGTGACGCTCTTCCGATAAAAACCGTGGCAATTCATAATAATTCATTTGTAAAATCCTTTAAATATTCTAAATATTTCTTGGTGACCTTTTGCATTAGGGTGTCTATCTTGTTTGCTAATCATACAATCCCCTTGCATTAATTCTTCAAAACAACAACCGCCATATTGCCAGTGAAAAGGCCAACCAAACATATTGCCTTTTCTCTTGTGTATCATATTAAAGTAATTAGAGTCTAACATATCATATACATCTTTGTTTTCAACAAGTGGATATATCATTTGAAACACAATAAGTTCTATATTTTTGTGTGAACATAAATCCATTAATACATATAATTGAAATAGAGTTTCTTCTACAAGGCATTTTTTAGTATTATCATCAAATGGAATAATATTAAAATAATCGTCGTGTCTATTTGTCCATTTTTGATGTTTGGCTTTTTGTTCTTCAGACACGTCATTATCCCATACAACATTTTTGTTTGTGTTTGGATTAAAACGATTGTCACCGGGAGTAGAAAATCTATACCACTGAGATAAGGCTATAATACATCTAGTAGTATTACATGTATATATTTGTTTTATTGCTCTCTTTATTATTTCTACATTACCGAGAGCATCTCCATAAACGTTAACAACGTCCCAGTCATAATAATCTTGTAATAACTCATCCCACTTTGGATATGATGTGTCGTAGCTGGGGTGGATCCTTGGAAAATAATTTCTGTTAGACCAACTGCAGCCAGACAGTATTGTTTTCATAACATAGTGCCGACGATATGAGTTCGAGATGATGTAGAAGCATTAACAAATGTGTGAATGTTTGTTGTGTCTACCTCATAAACACTGCCATCTGCCGGCAGCCTAAAGATTTCATCGTTCATAACAAAGAAGTTATTATCGTTGGTTTCAATTGGTATATGTATTCTTTTAGTAAAGTCTTTGTGATAAGTATAACATGTTTTACCATTCAATATCATAACCCTACTATATGCCAGATTGTATTTTCCTAACAAAGAGTTGATATATGGCAATGCAAAATGAAACTCAACCAAGTCTTTGGCTGTTACTTTCGTTTGTCTTTCCCAAGCGTTAGTTTGGTTTGTTGCAGGTACTATATGTTTAAATACACTATCTTCAACACGTTCACCTTGAAGTGCGTAAGTCGTTTCATGGTGAATAAGAGATAACTCACTCTTAATTTTTTCGAGATCAACTGTATCAATTACTCTATAATAAGATTGTCTATCCATGCTTGTTCGCTCACTGTAAAATCATTTGGATGGTTAATTGTTATAGCGGTTTGTGTACCCGTAATTCCAGAAACGGAATTTTTAACGTGCGAGTCAATAAGATACCATTCTCCTGCTACCGCTGTAATAGAAGACGTAACATTATCGTCAGCATCGTGAGCATGTAATATTGTGCCTACAGGATCAATAATATATAATATTCTCCAACGCGACTCCGTTGTAAAAATTCTACTATTTTTAGTCGAGTCTGACTCCTGATAACGAGTGTGTGAGTTATTTAAAATCTCTTCTAATATTTGTTCGTCTACTAAAGTTGATGTTGCGTCTGCAAGAGTCCAAGCAGTGTAATTGATAATTGAACTATCGTATTCAATTTCTAGTGCGTTGTGGATTGGCGAAGGCATTGTCAACTGTGGTAAGTTTAGTTTTTTAATCATTTTAGTTCTCCGAATGGAATGTCGTGTATCCCCATATGAAAGACGATACGTTCCTTTGTTGGCGATTTTACACCATGTGGTTTTTTTGTATTAAGTACAGTCATAGTGTCATATACTATGGAGTCTCTTGTATTCCCATCATCAACATATAATTCGCCAGTATTTTCAGTTACAGGTATCAGTACTGAGCAATGGCTCTTAACATCAACATGAACTGGCAACTCTCCACCTTCTAATACTCTAAAAAAGTTGCAGCGGAATTCTTGTGGTCTTATTTCAAATGTATTCCATATTTTTTTAATCAACCTAAGAAGTGGTCTATTAAAATTGTGTATCTCTTGGACAAAGAACTTATTCATTTCTTTACCACCTGTTGCATCACTAACATATTCTGAATATAGTTTATTACTATCAGTCCATTCGCCAGTTATATAATTTTCCCAAAAAATTGGGTCAACCTTATAATCAGTTTTTATAAACGAATCATTTATCCATGTTTTATCCATGTAAATCTTCCTGACCATTAACTGATATAATAATATGTGACCGTGTAGTCGTACCTTTGTTCCAAGCCGAATGCCTCATGCCTTGATTTAAAAACCATAGTGATCCCGGTTCCATAGTCTGATTTATTTTGCTCCCATCTTTATCTATACAATAAAATCCACAATCATCATTTGTTGTAATCGGAATATGAAACCGAATAGAATAATCGGTATTGTAGTCGATATGCTCGGCAACGTAAGCACCCGGCTCCATAATAGCAATTCTTGCTCGTGTAACTTCGCCTTTAAATGTTTTAAGTATTTCTTCTAGGTAAGTACCCTTTACCCAGTCTTTCATTAAGTTATAGTGTCTTTCGTCAAGTCTGCTTTTAGGTATTTTCTTTTCATAGATCCGATCTTCTTCATCTGGGTTATATTTAGTCAAAGCAATTTGTTTATATGGCGATCCATTAACTTCAAATTTGCCCTTGCCATCTTCTACAATATAATCTTCAAATGGCTTTACATAGTTTCTAAAATCCCAAGCCATACGCTTGCCGCCTAAACCATTACGGAACTCAGACTCTTTTACATCGTTATCTTGTAAGAATTGATAAGCATCTTCAATCGTATCAAATTTTAAACCAAAAGCTTTTTGTAACTTTGCAGTTTTTCCACCAACCAAATCTCCATAGCCATCTTTTTCTTTTAGATCGTCATTTTCTGGTGGCATATTACGAACAACTTCAATGATTTTGTTTACATCAAAATGTGCGTCAAGTTTTTGAAACGGTGGCAGCTCATATCTGGTTTTCATAATTTTGTATATCCTTTATATTGTAAACATCCATGACCGTCACAAACCGGTACTTTTTTGTCATGCATATTCCATATTGTATCTGTTGCCATTGCCACTTTATTTATAAACTCTCGCAGCATTCTGGGGTTCTTTTCTCTACTTATAAATGCTGAGGTATATCCGAGTTCTTTTGCAAACTTCAATTGGTCTTTGACGGTAGATATAATATGGCTTCTTGCTAATTCTCTACCGATACGACGCAATTCTTGGTTTTCCCAATAACGATTTAATATTCTAACCTCACCCTTTTCATAATATTCAGGTCTATGCCATATAGAACTAAATCCTACTATGTCGTCACCATTTTGTAATATAGAAACACAATCAAACTGAAACCAGTCTAAACCATCATAATTAACGTGGTCATAAACTGTTTCTGATAATTGCTTTATAATGTCTGGCCTATCCTCTGGAAAAAAGCTAGTGACACTACATTCTGAGTTCAGCAATGTCATTCCAAAACTCTTTCTTTTTCTTACCATGAATTAATAAATGTAATCTGTCTTCGTCAGAATTATTTTCAACCATATGTGGGTAGTGAATGTTTAAAACAAACGATGAACCGGGATGATATGGTATTTCCTCGCCGTCCATAACAAACTTACTTCCCTTTGGATATGTAATAGATATATTAAGAGGATCCAGCCAGTTATGTTCTGGCACATCGATATGTTCAGCAATATAACCACCAGATTTTATAACAAGATATCTGACATCATCTATTCGAGCATATGGTAATGAATTAACAAAATCCATAGTTGCAGGACATTGCTTTCCAATTTCAGTAATATCCTTTTTAACTTTACGTCCATATTCCCAATGACTATTTGTATTATCAGAAGCAGTGCCGTATAATGTCATAGCAAACCAATCCTTATGACCATCCTCTGGTCTATGGATAACTAATGAGTCTTTGACTAATTTATATTCTTTTTCTATATCAGAGCAAGGAACATTAAAGTTCATCTTTACCCAATGTGCGTCGCTACTTCTTTGCATGATGATCACTGTGGTTTCCTTCAAGTGGAGCAAAAAGATTTATCCACCATTTATTAGCAGCGCCGTCGTCGTCATGGGCTACCAAATTAAGTAATCCGTAAAACATAAATGATGTTGGTAATAATAACAATAAATGCGCAAGAAATATTGGATTTATATAAAATGCTACAATATAAGTTATAACGAAAACATATAATTTGTTCTTGTGGAAAAACATAACTCTTGGATTATTATAAAGGTCCTTTACAAACTTTCTTGGTATATGCTTTACTTTATAAGCCGAAAACAATACTTCATACCATTTTTTATATTTTGGACTATGTGGGTCTAACTCAGTATCAGCATATGCGTGATGCATACGATGAACGCCTGCCCAACTTAATGGCGAACATGCGCTAGCCATAGTACCTAAGTAAATTATTATTGTTTCTAATATTGGGTGCAGTTTTATTTGCTTATGTGATATGCATCTATGATACCCTATCGTCAACCCGACAGCAGCTACTACCCAATAAAATATATAAAAGTGGACTAAAAACATAATTATCCTCAAAAACCTTCATGTAGTTATTTATATCTATTGACATTGTTTGAAAACCGTATATAATAGATTTATCTACTAAACAATAATAATAGTTGTTATAATGGCTGTAACAAAATAGTAACAGTATTTTTATTAAAATGGAAATCTATTGACATTTTAGCTCTACTGTATTATATATAACTAGTGAACGTTGAAATGACGTGAATACGGATCGGACCTCGGGGCAGTACCGAGCATCTCCACCAAATTTACTCTGTAGGGTAAAAACTGATAATTTACTTTGTAGAGTAAATTTGATGGGGATGAACAAGGATCGACGGACGGAATAGCTTAATGGAGTTCATCGGGTGATCGCGTATAGATCAATTAAACTAAATGCAAATGAAAATTTCGCACCATCTGGATTTGCTCTAGCAGCATAATCACAGGGGGGTTGTCCACTTACCTAGCAACAGAAAAGTGGTACTTAATAAAACTATTACAAGGAAAAAGGTAACATGGGTAAATTCTTATTAACAACGGCACTAACTTTGGTAGCCGGTGCAGCGATTGCACAGGAAGTAACCGAAGCACCAGTAGGATTAACTGGTAAAATTGAAACAGTAATTGCTGAAGGTGCTGGTGGAGATTGGGGTGCAACGTCATCTTTTGATCTTGGCGTATCTGCAGGATCTGGCTTAGCATCAGGTTCTATGTCTTTCGTCGTTGACTCAAATAACGATTTGGCTTTAGACGAATATTCAATCGGTACATCAATCGGTGGAACTGAATTGTCATTTGGAGACCAAGGCAATATTTGGATTGACACAGAAAACGGTTCTTCTATTGAAGAAGCAAAGATTGCTGATGAAAGCATTCAAGCAACTATCGCAGGTGTATCAGTAGCAGCCGGCTTAAACATGGATGATTTAACTGACATTCAAAACGTACAAGCTGGTTACGGTATTCCATTAGGAATTGCTAACATCAACGCAGTAGGTGACTATAACCTAAACAGTGAATCATGGATTGTAGCAGGTCGCGCAGACACAGACGGTATGTTGGAAAATGTACGTATCGGTGGTGCAGTATCATACGGTTCAATTTCAGAAAAACTTGGCTTTGAAGCTGACGCTACAGTAGGACCATTAACTGGTTATATTGGCGGTGACCAAGATGATCTAATGAAAGATGCAGGCGTTAATGGTGAAGTTGCTGTTGCAGGTATCGATGTAGAAACTAAATTGAACTATAACTTTGACAGTGAAGAATTAACACCATCAGTTGGTTTAAGTTTCAACTTCTAAGTTTATAAAAAATCAATACTTTAGAGGGGCTTCGGCTCCTCTTTTAGTTTGTATAAATAAAAGGTACACCATAAAATAGAGGGCATTATATTATGACTAATAAATTGAAGCAACTCACATGGGCACATCACCAAGCAGCTGAACGTAGAAAATTTGCTAAGCAACTAATTAGTGGTGGCATAGACCCATTCGTATATTATAAGTTTTTAAATTGTCAGTACTTAGTATACAGACTATTAGAAGACATTGTAATTATTCCACCAAACCTTACTGCAATTTATAGAGCTCCGCGTATTCTTCAGGATATGGATGAGTTATCAGAAATTTATGGATTTGACGATATTGATAGTTATCCAGAATCAGTTGGCAGATGTATGACACACATGCAAGGATTGGCTGATGCAGACGATAACGATAGTCTATTAGCACATATGTATGTAAGGCATTTTGGTGAACTTCATGGTGGACAAATCATTAAAGCTAAGACACCCGGAAAAGGGATTATGTATGAATTTGAAGGTGACACAAAAGTACTTATCGAAGAATTTAGAAAACTATTGCACGATGGTATGGAAGTAGAAGCTAAGAAATGCTTTGATTTCGCATCAGAATTATTTGACGAATTATCCAAATAACTATTGACATTCTTAGCTATTTGTTATAAAATACTAATATAAATCAAAACATATAAGGAGAGTAAAATGCAAGATGACGCATTAGATACAGTTAACCTTAAACCAAAACCGCGCGCTGAACGAATGCTTAAAAGTAACAGCGCACGTCGGCGGCGAAGTGTACTCAAATCAATTAGAGAAACACGTTTGTTAAATGAATTCGCAAAACTCCGAAGATTAAGAAAAAGCAAATGACTCCATTATGGGATAAATTGAATGATTACGCTGCGCATATTCGTGGCAAGTTTCAAGACAACTTTACTGAATATGAAGAGCCTGCTATGAACGATCTTTATTTTAAAGATTGGGATGATAGGTTTTGGCATTCACCCATTGTTAATAAAGCACATTTAAAGACTATCGTACCAGCAGATGGTAAAGGTCTTTGGTTGATGCACGTTAATGTTTTCCCTAAGGCTGGTTTAGAATTGCCAATCTTAGGGTTTGACATCGTTGCTGGACCAAAGAAAATTACTGGTTCGTTTATGGATTTCTCTCCGCTGCATGGCTTTGAGCATCCATATAGTGATTACATGGCTAATAAGGTTAAAGACTTAGAATGGAATAAACCAAGAGAACTACCAGATTGGGCAAAAGAAATATTTTCAAAATCAATGATTGCAGTTGGAAATATTAATACTGATAAAGAATTAGACCAATTCATTGCTGTAACATCAGATCTAGTTAATTATTATTTAGATAATTTAAAAGATATGACTTATGTATCAAATCGCGATACATCACCTTTATTAAACAAATATTGTGTTAACCAAAAGAAAAATCCGCACCTTCATCGGTCAATACTTGCTATGGGTATTACTGAAGAAGACAAAGACGATTATGTAAATAATGTTCTTTTTGCGGAGATTAACGGTTGACACTTTACGGTTGTTGTGATACAGTAGATATAAATCAAGGTTATGAGTATATAGAAATTGGCGGTTATCATTTTAAGGTAACTGTCACGTACTGCTCTAACTGTGGGTCAATGAAATCAACTTCAAATATTAAGGAAAGTAAAATGGCAGGCGACACTATTATTATGGAAAAAGCAGGTAAAACACTTAAGGCTGAATACTTCAGTACAACTGATGGCAGCGGATGCCGGTTTTTTATTAATGAAGAATTTATTCAAGAAGAACTATATGAAGGTAAGTCAATTCATTGGGCAGAAAGCGCGGCTGAAAACTGGCTTAGTGGGGTTAAATCATTGAATGGATAAAGGCAATTCCCAAGAAAAAGTTATTAACCCTCGTACGCCTGAAAAGGTACATCACGAGATTTCAAGCATGTTATCAAATGGAGTTAATTATATTGATGCGTTAGTTGAATACGCGCGACAAAATGGATTGGAAATAGAGGCAGTAGCCGATATAGTCAAAAAGTCTTCTATCCTAAAAGAAAAAGTTAGGACTGAAGCAGTGAAAATGAAAATGGTGATAAAAGATGATCAAGACATCACAGAGCTTTGCGAATGAGGAATCATTTAACTGTTACGTAAAATACCTTGCAATGAAAAAGCATTTTACTACAGATGGATATGATTATCATAAGTACAGAGGAAAAATTAGAGCATCGTTTGAGACATACCGTACTCGGAACGATGTTTTCTTTTTTCACAAACTCGCTCAAAAGGAAGACCCTGAAAAATTGTTAATGGCTAACATGATAGTCAAACCAAACATATGGATTAGGGAAATCGTTGAGCAAGACGGAGAAGATCGTTATGTGGAATGGACCAAGAAACGGGATTCATTATCACGCGTCGTTAAAGACGATCTTAATAAACTTAGAGACGAATACCAAGATAACTTTGTGTCTGTCAAAGGACAGCATCCAGCTATTATGACTCTCTATATTCAACGGCAAATAACACTTGAGACATTTACTATTTTAACTCATTGCGCAAATATTTTTTCGTATTGGGACCAAAAAGTAGTTGACAAAATCGTAGCAAGTGATATAATAAGGTTATCTAAGAAATACTATCCTTTCTTGGAAATCGAACAGAAAAAGTTTAAAAATATCATACGTGAACACTTTTTCTAATATAAATAGATGGTCGGCTTAACGACAAATACATCGCAATATAAACAAACGCTATACACAGCAAAATTAGGAGATATAACCATGTCAATGGATTTCAACGCACTTAAGAAGAATCGTTCAGCTTCTCTAAATAAATTGAACTCACAGCTCGAGAAAATTCAAACGAAGAGCTATTCAGATCCCAACGAAGGTAAAATGTGGAAACCAACACGCGATAAAGCGGGTAACGGTTTTGCTATTATTCGATTCTTGCCAGCAGCGCAAGGCGAAGAGATGCCATTCGTTCGCATCTGGGACCACGGTTTTCAAGGACCAACAGGATTATGGTATATTGAAAACTCACTTACAACAGTCAACCAAGACGATCCGGTATCAGAATACAACTCAAAGTTGTGGAACTCTGGTCTCGAGTCTGATAAAGAATTGGCTCGTAAACAAAAGCGTCGATTAAAGTACGTGGCTAATATCCTTGTCGTAAAAGACGGTGCAAACCCTGAAAATGATGGCAAAGTCTTTATGTACCAGTTTGGTAAAAAGATCTTTGACAAGCTAAACGATTTGATGAACCCAACGTTTGAAGACGAACGTCCGGTAAATCCGTTTGACTTCTGGGAAGGCGCAAACTTCCGTTTGAAAATTCGTAAGTTTGAAGGATATCCTAACTATGACAAATCTGAGTTTGACCAACCATC